GGCCGTGAACGTGCCGTGGAACGTGAGCTTGTAAATCTTTAGGGCGTTCGTGGGTCCAGCCGCCCGCGTGATGGAGTTTGTGACCGGGTCATAGGTCCACTGCAGTGGCGCATCCGGTGGCCTGCCAAGCGTCTCTCCACCAGCAGGGGTCACGCCATCGAGTTCGTAAAGATGAATCGCTCCGTAGCCATTCAGGAAGGTCCATTCCAGTGGCAGCGTGGAGGTGACGCCATCGCCTGGGAATGTCTCGATGTGCCGCAGTTCCTCTTTCGGATCGCTGATAACGATGACCCTGTTGGCGTAGGTATCACCAAGGATGACTTCGGCTTCGACATCCCCGCCCCACTTATGCGGGATGTCTGACTGGTCGATGTCGAAGGGCGCGACGAGATCGCCCGCCAGCCACATCCGCAGCTTCTTGTCGTAGTCGATCCGCCACAGGTAGCCTGTCGCATCTGAGAGCGCCTGCAGCACGTCTGACATCCGCGTGATGTCGAAGGTCATGTCAGGCAGGGCTGGCCCGTTCACCTGCGAGCCGTCCAACGAGACACCGAACGAGGACAGGTAGTTCGTGACCAGTGTCGTCAGGAATGCCTTGAGCAGCGTGCCAGCAGCCACCACCTCAGTCACCGAGACTCTGTCGGCAATGCGGACGTGGTCTTCGACCGTGATGGTCGTGACGATCTGCGGGTTCCCATCGTCATCGAGCACAGGGCCAAGCACGCCTCGCTCGCGTGCCTGCGTGACTGTGCCTGAGAAGATGGTCACCCCGTCCTCGACCACGACGACGTCAGAGAAGACCCCATACCTGTTGACTGGCGATCCTTCGGACACGATGTCACAGGACAGCGTCGAGACACCACCAACGGTTTCCCGCAACTCAAACGTGCTGTTGACGGGCCTGACCTCGTCGCCGTCAACCGTGAATGAGGTGATCGGCACCTTATGTCCTCACTCGCACGCCAAGGCGCCTGAGTTCGCCGGGGAGGACGTCAGCAATGGCCCGTCCGATCTCGCGCTTGTCGATTTGCATGATCACCGTGGTCGGCACGGCCGCACCAGCACTGGGAGATCCGCCCTGATTCAACGCTCGCAATGTCCCGGCCCCGATGCGGTTCACGGCAGGACGGCTCATGACGAACTCGCCAGGCGTCAGCATGGCAGGCACCGTGTCCGTGCCCCTAGGACTGAAGAAACCTCCGGCAGCATAGACAGGACCACCAGCAGCGAAATCAGGGGAATGGGTGCCACTATGAGCACCAGTCCCGTTATCTGGAAACTCTGGAATGTCGAACTTGACGGGGATGTGGATGCTATCTGGAATCTGCGCCACCGCATCATCGATCTTGATGCCCAACTTGTCGAATGCAGTGCCGGTGTGGTCGATGGCAGTCAGAGTCTTATCGACGGCATCTGGGATGGTCACCCCAAAAGCCTTCCCGATAGCCTTCAGGACTTCCAGTTCCTGCTTCTGCAGGTCCAGCATCTGCTCCTGAATGGAGCGGTGCTTCTCGCCTACTTCTCCAGACGCTACCGCCTGATCGATCAGTGCCTGCGTAGCCGCATCGACGGAGTAGCCGAAGTCCTTCTCCAGTTCCCAGAGTTCCTGCAGTTGCGGCTGCATCAACTTGAGCGCATCCGCAGACGACGTGCCGCCAGCCGTCAGCTTGTTGAAGGCATCGCTGATCGTGGCGCCCAGTTGCGCGAAGGCTTCGTTCGTTAGAGCGCCGGCATTGTTCAGCCCCTTGAGGACATCCAGCGTGCCGCTCAGCGCCTCGAACACGCCCTTGTTGTTTTCGACGATGTCCTGCCAGCCGAGCACTTGCGCCAGGAAGCCGGTAGCCTCCTGCCCGCTGTCCTTCAGCGCCTTCTTGACCGCCTCAAATCCCGGCCCCATCTCCTGCAGGGCTTCGATGACAGACTTCCCGCCATCCAGCAGCGCCCCGAAGGTGGCCTCAGCTATTGGCCCGATACGGTTCAGTGAGCCTGGGATGGCGTTCAGGTTAGCGGCGATCTTGTTGAACCCGCCGGCAGCGAGACTGGCGTTCTTGGCGACGAAGTCTAGGATGGCCTTTGACTGCGTGCCGAACTCCTTATTAAGCCGGATGATTTCCTTCAGCGCAGGATTGACATCGCCACCGAGAAAGTCCGCAAAGGTTTGGAAGTTCTTGTTGAGGATGTCCTGCGCCTGCGCCCCGGTCAGTTCCCCGGTCTGAAGCAGCGAGAAGACATCGTGCAGCCGGTCCTGGAGCTTCCCAAGGTTGCCGATGGTGATCCCGCCGCCGGCACTGATGATCTTGTCGAGGTTGCCTACCTGTGCGGCTTGGAAGCTGCCGCGGAACTCCTTGACGGCACTGTCGGCAATGGTCTTGCCGAGGTCTTCCCCGATGGAGACGCCGAAGTCCTTCAGGACGCTGCCCTGCAGTTGCTCTGGGCGGCTCTTGGTGAAGGCATCAAACAGTGCCTTCCCCAACTCGATAGCCGCGGCAGCAGCACCGAGAATGCCGGATGCCAACTGCGCGAAGCCGCCGATTGTCTGAGCAAGGCTACCACTCGTCTTAATGGCACTGAATCCTGCGGTGATATTGTCGATAGACTTGGCAGCCAGGTTGGCTAACCCGATCATCTTCCCGATGCCTTGCAGCACAGACCCCAGCGAGCCGCCGGCAATCTGGCCGAGTGTGGCGAAGGCGTTGGCAAGGTCATCGATAGACTGCTTCCAGTCCTTCGTAGACTTCTCAGCGTTCTTCTGGCCCTTGACCAGCCCGTCGAAATACTGCTTCACGACGGTGCTCTTGTTGACCAGTAGTGTCGAGGTGCCTTCTGTCCATTCCCGTTCGGCATCGAATATGTCGTCAATCTTGTTCTGAATCTGCAGGAACTCGCCCTTAAGGTCAGCAAAGGCTTCCTTGTCGATCTGGGCCTGCTCCTTCTCCTGCAACCGCTCGATGGCCTTGGCGACGTTGTCGATGTCGGTCTGGACGAACGCAAGCGAAACACTCTGGTCCTTGATGGCCTTGGTGGTTTTGGCTGTGGCGTCTCCCCAGTCCCCCATCGTGCCGACCATCTTTTTACTGCTGCTAGCAGCACCAGTGGTCGCACTCTCCATCTGCTTCAGTTCGGCCTGTGCCTTGCCGACCTTGTCGATCAGTCCGCTCATCTCATCTTGAATGCCCTTGACCTGTTTCTCGTATTGGCCTGTGGCTACATTCAGCGGCTGCGTATACTTCGTGAGTTGGAGGAAGTCGATAGCCGCCTGACGGGTCACCACTCCGAGTTGGAGCAGTTCAATTTCCAGCTTCTTGATGTCGGTCGGCAACTTTCCGAAATCACGTGCGAGAGGAATGATCGCATCCAGGATCGCCTGGAATGCCGGGACCATCGGCACCAGCGCCTTCGCAATCAGGGCTTCCCCGACCAGTTTTACCTTGGCCCATGTATCCCCAAGTTGGTCGAGCTGATCGATGGTCTGCTGGTCGAGGACGACTCCCAGCCGCTCTGCTTCCGCCGCGGCCTTACTGAGATCGGTAGCAATGAGCGGCAGCACATTCGCCGCTGCCTTGCCCATCAGATCGAAGGCCGTTTTGTTGCGGACGGCTGGGTCTTCGATCTTGCTCAGGGCAGACGCGATCTTGACAAACTGATCCTCTGGTGCGAGTCCCTTTAACTCCTTGAATGACAGGCCGATGCTCTTGAGTGCTTCAGCGGTGGACTTGTCGCCACCGACCAGATGCTTCTGGAGTTGGAGCACGGCAGTGGACACATCGTCCAGCGTGACCCCAACCTGCTCACCAGCGAACTTGAACTCCTGCAAGGCTTTTGTGCTGATGCCGGTCTTGGCTGAGAGGTCGTTCAGGTCGCTGGCAAACTGCAGCGCATCTCCAGCCAATCTCGTAATGCTGCTAACAGCGAACGTGGCCGCGATAAGTCCCTTCAGCGGCCCGAGTGCGCTGGAGATGCCAGAGAAGGCTGACTCGCTCTGCTTGGTTGCCTTCGCCAACGCCAACATATCCGCCGGCGCCTTCTGGCCGAGCGCAGCATATTTGGCGATGGCCTCCGTCACCGTAGCGTTCAGCTTCTTCTGCTCAGCCTCCGTCAGCTTCGTGGCGCCCCCGATACTCTTAACCGCCGCGGTGGCCAGTTGCGCCTGCTTGACGATCTGCTCACCAGACAAGGACCGCGCCATCTTCTCGAGTTGCGACTGCACACCCTTGGCCGACACCTCCAGCGGCTTGAGGCCCGCGGTGGCGTTCCGCAGCCCTTCATTCCACTTGGTGAAATCAGCCGTAAATGTCGCAGTAATGGGCATCTAGATCTCTGTCTTCCGGTCGAGGATCGCCTGCGCCTGTCTCAGCATCTGCTCACGCTCCTGTGCCGCCACGGCTTCAAAGACCTTCCCATGCCGTGGCGAGATACCGCGCCGAGCGTTCTTCCTAGTCGCATCGAACCGATCTCGCGTGCCTTCCTCCCAGATAAACACATGCGGCGAGGTGGCCCTGACTTGCCACGACTGGACTGGAGCACCGGAGGCCGTAACGTTGAACGCTCTCCCCTGTGACATAGACACGCGGTCGTGCAGGTTCCCAGTAGGCCCAACCGGGAATCCCTGCTGGACACGCACCTTGGCTCGAGCCGCAGTGGGCTGCATCAGCGCACCGATGCGCTCCTGCACCTCCGCAGACGCCTTCCGTAGTGCTGCCCCAATCGCTTCCGCTGTGAACTCAGTCGCCATCAGCCTTCCGCTTCTTGGCTTCGATTACCGCATCCATGTCCATCGAGTCGTCGTCCTTCTCGGCTCGCTTCACCGACCACGCCACCAGTTCGTCGTAGTCCTCCGCGTCCATGTCACGGACCTGGTCCAGTGTCCAGCCCATTAGCTCGCAGATGGCGAAGTCGTTCCAGACCCGCTCACGCCATCCGCTGTCGCGTTTTTTTCCGCCACCGAGGCCGCGTCCACTGATTCCAGATGCGCGTTGAGCACGTCCGTTAGTTCCTCGAAGACAGACTCATCCAGCCCTTCGATGACCGCGATCCGATCCGCCACCGACTTGCCGGCCGCCCACGCTACCGGCTTCCCGTCTTCGTCCTTCAGATCCCAATTCAGGATCCGCACCGCGGCGTTGGCGATCTGGTGCTTGACCACGTTGAAGCGATACGTCTGCCGGTCAGCCGCAACCCCATCCACCGCGTAGGTGTGGACCTCCCGCTTGTCCCGCACCTTTAGCTTATCTTTCACGTCGAACCACTGGCCGTTCTTGAGCGTCAGTCGTGTCATGCGTCCTTCAGTGCGATGGGGAGGGCTGGCGACATTGCCAGCCGTGCCCACTCGCGTCGAGCCTAGTCGAGCGGTGACCCGTCGATCTGATACGTCCACGCGCCATTCGCGGAGAACGTGGCCGAGATCTTCACCGCGTCATTCACCGCCCCGTCCATGCTGACCGACAGCCAGCAGGGGCCGGTGACGTAGAAGTTGGGCTGGTCCGTGCTCATCGTGATACGGAACAGCGTCCCGGTGGCCGAGTCCGCGGCCTCAAGCAGCGCACGGATGTAGTCCGTATCGAAGAACCCGGCGAAGGTGCCGCTGGCGTTCTTCAGGCCGGCCAGAAAGTTCTTGTTCTCATCCCCGAACGAGGTCACATCGACAAGGTCGCGGTCGCCCGAGATCGTCCACGCATTCAGCGAGCCGATGACCTGTTCCGGGGAACTCGCGCCGATCTGAATCTCGCCATGCCGTCCGTGCAGTTTCATTGTCTGCTCCTGTGAGAAGAAACCAGGGAGGCAGACTCGCGTGCCTGGGGCTGGCTCAAGAGCCAGCGGTCGAGGGCTTTGAGTAGCCCAATCATGTGCCGCGCCACAATGGCGTCAGGCGGTCTGTCGATCATGGACTGCGCCAGCATCTCTGACAATCGCTCAGCCTCCGCGGCGGTCATATCAGGCTCACCCGAACCGCCACCAGTCGCACGAACCAGAGCACGCCATCGGCGTTGAGATCGGCAGGAGGCGCAAACGCATTCCGCACGAACTCCACCGCCGAGAACCCAGACACGCCGGCCCATGTCGTGTCATCGGTCAGCACGTCCATCACTGCAGAGGCGATGCTGTCCACCTGGCTCGAGCCGCGGTAGGTCGAGACACACTGCACCAGCACATCCACCTGACGGCTTGGCGTATCGTCTCCGAACGCCTGCGCCCACGGAATCTCGTCCCCGCCCATGATCATCGCGTAGGGCGTGTCGGTGCCCTGCGGGATATGGACGTTGATCCGGTCGGCAGGCCCGACCAGCGCCAGCAGTCCAGTATCGGCCTTCAACGTATCGACCGCCGCATTGACGCAGTCACGGACGCGGGAGCCAGCCACTCAGACCACCTCCGCGCAATCCACAGTCATCGTCATCAGGCGCCCGTCAGGATCCTGCACGCCAAGAATCTGCAACTCAGGACCGGTCGGCATCAGCCGCTTGAACCGGCGTTCCCCTGTAATGCGCGTGTCGTAATGTGTCAGCACGCGATAGGTGGCCAAGTTCTGCACGGCCCCTGCCAGCGACTGTTCACGCGCCGAGATGGGCAGCACGGTCGCCCAGATCTGCGGGCCGTCCGTCCACGTCACCGTCTGGCCACCTTCGCCGTCACTGGCCGTGACAGGAATCCGCAACTGAATCGAGTGCCGATACTGGCCTGCGCTCATGCCGGCACCATCAGCGGCACTTCGTGATACGGGAAGCTCAGCACCTTCGGCTTCGACCCCTTCGGGAAACTCTCCACCAGCGAGCGCAGTCGGCCATCCTCTGGCTGCTTGCGCTTGTAGGTCTGCGTGCTCGAGTCGCCCTGGTATTCGTGGCGAATCAGCCGGTCTGACAGAATCGCCATCGGAGCGGTAGCCGATAGCCGCTTGCGGTAGTAGCCGTCCGACCCGTAGAAGCCGCTCATGCGCTCATCGTAGCCGCCGACTCTCCAGAACATCTCCCGCGTCATAAAGAAGGACGCCGAGTGCGGCGTCAGCTTCTCTCCGCTATGCTCCATCCGCGACAACGCGTAAACCGTCTTCGGATTGTGCTGCCCATAGACCAGTGCCTCCAGTGTAGAGACTGGCGCCACATGATCCATGTCCGTCACCAGCACCCAGCCATGATCGGCGTGTTGGAATCCGATGTTCCGAGCCGCCAGCCAGTTCCAGCGCACGTCCTGCTCGATCCGAAACAGCCGAATCGGGAACGGGAACTCGCACCGCAGCAGCACATCGACAGCCGGCGTGGGCGAGCAGTCATCCACGATGATGGCGTTCAGGTGCCCACGCAGGGACTTCGAGGCCGTGCCCCACCAGCCGATCTGCTGCCGGAGAAATGCATCGTTCATGTAGAACGGCATCACAATCGTGACCGGCTTCGGCACCAGCCTCTGGGGCACATCGACCACCGGGAGGCTCTGGCACCACGGCACACCCATCACGCGGCCCTCCATGCCTTGTCAAACCAGGGCCACCGCTTCGCGGCTTCTTCGTTCTTAGGGGTCTTGACCAGCACCACCTTCGCATCGGCTGATGGCGGCTCCTGTCCGAGTTCGCTAATCCGTGGGAACCACTCGGCAGGCATGGTGTCGGCCTCCGACATCTGCTCCCCGATCCAGTCCTGATCGCCCCAGAGCCGTCCCGCCACAGAGGGCGTCCAGTCATCGAATAGCTGATGGTTCTGTCCCGCATCCCAGACCATCACTGAGGAGTTGAACCGCTTCACGACCTTGAGTGGTCCTTTGCCTTCGAAGGTGCCACCGGGAGGCACCAACGCAAACCGTGATGGGTAATCCAGAATCTGCGCCAGCGGACCCACGATCAGCGTATCCAGGTCCAGATACAAGATCCGCCCAGACAGCATCAGCGCCGAGTCGAAGCAGCGCACCTTGCTCCACCATCCCGTGA